TAATCCCAACCTAATGATCCAAGATCATATCTAAATCTATTTTCGTTTACTAGTGATGCTGCAATCATGGTATCAACTATCTGTCCGTTGATTTGTATACCCATAGATCTAATCCAACACACATCATACATGGCGTTGTGAAAAATTTTTGTAGCCGTAGTTTTACAAATATCTGTAAACCATTGAATTACTTTACTTTTTTCAAGGTTACCACCACCCTCATGATCGAAAGGAAAGTAACCTGAATAACCATCTGTTGCAACTGCAATACCCACAACCTTACCTTTTCCTACTACGGATCCCGATCCCATAGTTTTTAATTCTGGATCGTGTGTTTCTAAATCAATTGCAATCTCATTACAAAATCTTAAATCCGGAAACTCTGTGGGTTTTACCCACTCTGTTTGTGCTTTGAACACCGTTTTATTTTTTAGACTCATATACATATTTTTCTTTTATAATTTTATTTAATTTATCTTTGTTGCTAAATGCATACAAAGCAGCATTATAATCGTGTGGAAATATTTCCCAATCAACTAAAGACGGATAGATTTCTATTCTAAACTTGTGTTTATTTATCTTAACTTCTTTTGTTATTGGTTTACTTCGCATTCTTCATGTCTTTCATTTTTTTTAATTCTAGTTGGCAGTAGTGTATTATTTTTTTAATATCCTCTGTGCCTCCTTTTCTCTGATATCTACAAACATATTTCACAACGTTTCCTTGAAAGAATGATAAATCATTTTTAGAAATAAACTCATAAGGCTGTATGGGAAACTTAGTGTAGTGATTCCCGCCTACCTGGGTATACTGTGGAAACGCTTCGTCTAGTATATTCTTGTCTGTCATATTTTAAACTCCTTAGATTTATTTGGGCATCTTATTAAATATAAATTTTTCATAGTTCTTGTTATACCTACATACCAAACACGATATTCTTCATCACGTTTTTGTATAGATTTTTTTGCTCCTTTAATTGTGTTTGCGGTTTCATTTAAAAGTAAAACAACATTAGTTGCCTCACCACCTTTAGCTCCGTGTATTGTTGACACTTTTATTCTTGCGTCTTTCGTTGGATCCTCATTGTTAAGTAATAATAACTTCATGTAAGTTATCTGACTTTGAGATACATTATCAAATGCATCATACCATTTCAATGAAAGATTTATTGGTCCTTTTATTCTTTCTTTAATTCTTTGTAATTGTATATCAGGTAGTGTTATTTTTTTCTGTAATTGCGACCAGTATTCTATATCTTCGTACAAAGATTTACCAATACTATTTCCTTGTGCAGATTCAAAAAATAAACCTTTCTTTTTTAAATAAGTTGGTATTGGTTTTAATAATGATTTAGTTCTAGTTAATATTAACCAATCACCAGTAGACATATCTATGTCTGATAATTTATAAATTTGAAAAATATTTCCAGGTTCGTCTTTTGGAAAATATTCTTTGTCAAGTCTATTATCTTGCACTCTGTTGATGACATCTAATGCAATTTTCTGTATACTACTTGGCACTCTTTTTGAATATTTTAGTGGTATCTCTTCTGCTTCCCAATTAATAAAAGAATCTACATCAGCACCAGCCCAACCAAATATAGCTTGGTCATCATCGCCTGCAATCCATACATCACACTTGGTATCTTCTTCTATTTTTTTAATCATAGACCATTGTATTAATGATAAGTCCTGTGCCTCGTCTACAAATATAACATCAAATTCAGGAGTCTTACCTTTGTCTAAAAATTTTTGTATCATGTCATTAAAATCAATGAGTCCATATATGTCTTTGTAACTAGTTATTTCTCTATCAATAGCATCCAACTTATCTCTTTCTATTTTTGATAAATGTTCATTTAAATCTAGTTGATCCATGACACTTATTTGTTTTACTCTAGCTAAATTAATTAAGCTTAGATACTCACTGTCTGATGAAAAGATACCATTCCAATTGTTAGTCTCGTAAGATGCATATTTTATTTGAATACCACATGTTTCACCTATTAATTTGTAATTTTCATCTTGCATGACGTTTTCTTCTTTTAGCCCTAGCTGATTAAATGCTAATGAGTGAAGTGTTTGAAAGTATTGTATGTCTTTTTTAGTTAGATCTTTGTTCTTATCTAGATACCTGTCCCTTGCTTCTCCTGCAGCTTTTCTAGTAAAAGCAAAATAACCTATACGATCTAGAGGCACGCCTTTGTTTACATACTTTTGTACCTCGTTTAGTAAACGTCTAGTCTTTCCTGTGCCCGGTGGTCCTACAACTTTATATCTCATTAATAGTTACTTTCTTTTCTCTCTACAGGTTTGTATTCTATTTTATCTATGTGCATTTGTTTTAGTCTACATACTTTTAGTGTTTTGCCATCTACGTTTAGTGAGTGATTAAACTCTACACCACATTTGTCTTTCATCTTTTGTGCTATTCTTTCTTCCGGTATTTTCCAACTAGATCCTAGGTGATCTATAAAAGAATTAAATCTAAAGTAATGATGACCTTCTTCTGTTAAACATGATCCACTATTTATCTGCACTCTCTTTTGAGCTCTTGGTCCATTAACACAATATTGATACAATTCTTCTTTTAATCTATCTCCTATCTGTGTGCCTGCAGGTGGTTCTATCTTTGTAGAATTTTTTCTAAGTTCTGTAAGCTTTGCTCTAAAATCTTTTGGTTTCAATGGTTCGTGATAGATACCTGTTTGCTCCCATATCAAATCCAAAAGTTCTGTTTGTTTAGTAATTAACCTTCTATGACTCGCAACTACACCTGCTTTATTACCATCAGGTAGTTCTACATTAAAATGATATTCAGGTTCTGCATACATAATTATTTGAAAGTCTGATATCTCAGGAAACATTGTAATACTATCTGACTTAACACCAAACGGTCTACTATAACAAAGTGTACGCATACACTTACTATGTATTGGATCTTCATAACAAGTGTGACCTGCAGTATCTTTCTTCCATGCAGCTATCTTAGAATCTAATTTTGATTTATCCCAAGGAGACTCTAGATAATTATAGTTTGCATTTGAAACAAAGTCAGGCCATTTATCTTTGTATTTCTTTTTAGCAAAGACCATGTAGTTGTACATGAATCTATCTCTACCATCATCTAATTTTTTCTTAGAACACAAAGCCAGACATGGTGGACCATCATCAAACTCAGGATTAGTTCCAAGTAATATGTTCTTGTAAGTTTCCTCTACAAGTCTATCTAAATCTGATTTATTAATTTTATTTTCGTTAGCAAATTTTACAAATTGTTCTAGGTCTAATGGATTATTATTTTTATCTACTGCGTATCTTTTTGTGCTGCCATTGTTGTAGTAAGGTAAGTTTATAAAGTTACCTGGTTTTATGTCCCCTTTGTCATCTTCCTTTAATTCTTTCTGCTTTGGAAAAATTTCTGTCTGTGGATCTAATCCCAGAGGCATTAAAAAAGATTTCAATGCTGAGATTAAATCTACAGCTGGTATTGGTTCCTCTGAGAACAAATAACAATGCAGACCTCCACTCTTTGATAGTATAGGTATTAGTGGTAACTTGTATTGTTGAAACAAAGCAAGATAATGTTCAACATTAAAATTAGAATAATCTTTTGCGTCAATATCTATACAACCAAACTGAACTGTTTTGTCTAGTCTACATGGTTGTATACCAATAGATATCTTACCTTCTATGTGATCTTTATAATCACCTTGTGTTATGGGTCTTCCTGCCCATTCATAATTAGGTTTGAGCTTGTTCTTCTCTGCATCCATCTCAGCAGAGGACATGTCAGCAATACCAAAATCACCTTGGTATCCAGTAAATAATTTTATAAATTCATCAAACATACAGATCCCGGGTCGGAGCGGCTCCAGTCTCCCTTTACCGCTCCTATCTTTCTCACGAAAGAATTAGTAGTTAGATTCCTCTTGACCAGCAGCAGCTTGTTGCTGACTACCTTTTATAGAGTTATGAAAATCCCTAGCCATTTGGTAAAGCGATGCGTTATCTACCTTTCTTAGTAGGTTTACATTAAAAGTATGCCAAGTAAAACTACCGCTCTGCTCAACAGAGTTTAGTTTGTAAACTCTAGAAAACATTGGAGCTGGCACAGCTTTGCCTGTCTTTGGATCATTCTCAAACTGATCTTCCATCAAAGAGTTCCATTGTCTGCTAGTTTTAAGACCAGTCGACTTCATGGTTAACAAAGCCTTCTCAGGTTTGTCCCCATTGATAATAACAAAGTAGTTTGCTGTTTTGATAATCTGATTACCATTAGCTAACATATCTTTGTTCTGTTCGTTTTGAGTTGTTTGACCCATGATGTCAGGCCCTCTGTCATTGTGCACAGGTCTACCTTCTCTTTTTTCAAAGGGAGCCCACTCAGGATATGTCATTTTGTAGAATACAGGAATAACATCTATTCCCTTTTCTCCATTATACAGTTTTTTAGTAACTGTATTATAAAACATACCTGCTTCTGCACCTTCAACATACTTCGCATGTTTCTTTTTAGTTTCATCTGAT